GAGCAGGCCTATTGGGAAGAGTGGGGCACGGGCGAACATGCAGCCCGCGGCGATGGCCGCAAGGACTGGTGGATCTACATTCCCGGCAGCAGCGGCGGCGGCAGCGGTGAAAGCAACCACTACAAAACCCGCGAGGATGCAGAAGCGATGGCTGCATACATCCTGGAAAAGTACAAAAAAACCGCCATTGTCACGAATGGCCGTGAACCCAATTACACCCTGGAAACGGCATTCAAAAAGGTCAAGCCGGGGGCCATTGAAGACCTGAAGCAAAGGCTAAAGGAGCTGAACAAATGAGCAAGGATGCGCTGCATTACATTACCACGTGGCTGCTGGGGCTGGGCATACCATACAATAGCAAACCGCCTGACACCTATTTCACGGGTGACTATATCGAAGAAGATTCCATCACCTACGAGGAAAACGGTGCAATGAATAGCACCTTCATCCTGCGAGGGTACACCCGCAAGGACAAGCTAACGCTGGAAGAATACAAAGAAACAATCAGGAAAAACCTGCCGAAAAAAGCGATTCTACCCGATGGGTCTGGAATCGCTGTTTTTTATGGCACGGCAAACCTGGTGAACACCTATGATGCAGAAATCGAAAGCATCAAGATCAACCTGGACGTAAGAGAATGGAGAGTGAGCTAATATGAACGGTGTTCATGGCATTACCCAGGAAACCCCGACCCGAATCCCTTTCGGTGCTGGTTTCTATTTCCAAGGCGTTGAATACAACGAAAAGGTAGCACCCACGCTTGATGCCTGCAAGGCTGCCTGCGTTGGCGCAACCCAGGAAGGCGGCACGATTACCTTTACACCTGAATTTTTCGATATTCCGCTGGACGGCGCACAAGTGCTGGTGGAAGAGCTGAAAAAGCAGATTGGTGAAAAGTCGCAGATGGAAGTATCCTTTGCCGAACTGACCCCTGACCTGATGGCCCGGCAGATGATGGCACAGATTGGTGAAACCACGGATAAAAAGCATACGGTGCTGACCTCTGCGGGCGGCCTGCGCAAGGGCCATTTCTATGCGGGTTTCGGCTTCTATGGCGAGTTCATTGATGGCCGCGAAATGATTATCATGTACAAAAAGGCACTTTGTACCAGCGGCTTTGTGATGGAACCCAAGCCCAAGGCGAATCCCGTTTTCAAGGGCACGTTTGAGTGCCATAGCGACCTTGAATATGGCGTGACCAAGCTGCCCTATGTCATTTTCATTCACAATGAGGAAGGCTGGGTGGTCACCACGCCGGAAGACCTTGCCGCTGTGGTTGAGAGTGCACAGACGGCGTAACCGAGAATAAGGAGGAAATAACCGATGGACGATAAGAAGATTGTGCAGCTTGAAACTGCAAGCGAACCCGAAAAACCCTATACCCTGCGCAAGCTGGACGGCGAAGACATCTGGCCCGTTCTTGCCATCATTGGCGAAACGCTGCCGGAAGATCTTGCCCCGGTGTTTGTGGGGCTTACAACTGGTGAAAAAACCATTGACGAGGTTGGTTCCGTTGTCGTGATGCGCCTGGTCAAGGCTATCATTCAGAACATCGGAATGGTCAAGGAAGAGGTGTACGCCTTCCTTTCCAGCGCTTCCGGCCTTTCCAAGGATGAAATCAACGCCCTGGGCCTATTCGCTGTGCCGAAAATGATCTGGGACATCATCAGAACTGAAACGGATTTTTTCGAGGAATCTGTCAAATCGTCCTAATCGGTGAAATCAGGTTCATGGACTTGCTGTATGCCAAATACAGCAGTCCCATGGATCTGGTGAACAGGTACATCCGGCAAGGTAGGTTTGGCAAGTTTGTGCAAGACTTCCTGACAATCGACAATGAGCACAGGAAGGAAGAAGCGGAAAAGGAAAATGATTTCATGCTATGGCTGCTGTTCATTGACAGCAAGTCATATATGGAACATAGCTTTGACGCTTGGAAAAAGAGCCTTATCCAGCAGTCCAGCACCACACACAAGCAAACCATGGATACAGAATTGGACGATGATGGAATCATGGCCATTATTGACCGATTCAAGGGATAACCCGGAAATGATAGGCCTTTCCCCCACATGGGGAGGGGTAGAATGGTATCAATATTCAGGCTGGCGGGAGAAATCGCCATCAATGCAGACCCGGCAAAACGGGCGATTGATGAAACAACCACCAAAGCCAAACAGGCCAGCACAGAAACACAAAGCGCATTCGGCAAGATAGGCTCTGCCGCGCTGACCATAGGGAAAGGGATTGTCACCGCTGGTGCAGCCCTTGGCGGTGCATGGATCGCCGCCATAGAGGGAACCAGGGAATACAGAACCCACCTGGCCATGCTTGATACAGCATTCCAGCAGAGCGGCCATTCCTCCACAGCAGCGCGGCAGACCTATTCAGAGCTGAATGCAGTATTGGGCGATAGCGCCCAGGCCACGGAAGCGGCCCAGCAGCTTGCCCTTGTGGCAGACAATGAGGAAGAGCTTGCCACGCTGACAAACACCTTGACGGGCGTTTATGCCACCTTTGGCGAAGCGCTGCCGCTGGAAGGGCTGGCAGAGGGCATCAACCATTCTGCCAAGCTGGGCGAAGTGCAAGGCAGCCTTGCGGATGCGCTGGAATGGTCAGGAATCACGGTGGAATCTTTCAATGATAGGCTTGCAGCCTGCACCACAGAACAGGAACGGCAAGACCTGATTGTCAAAACACTCAATGATACCTATGCCAAGGCCGGGACGCAGTACAAGGAAACCAACAAGGACGTGCTGGCGGCAAACAAGGCACAAGAAAAGCTGACCGCAGCCTTTGCAGAGCTTGGCCGTGTAGGTGAACCCATCCTGACAGCCATAAAAAATGGCGTGGCCAAGATGGTATCTGCTGCGGTACCGAAGCTGGAATCCTTTATCAAGAAAGTCAAAGATCTAAAGAAATGGATCAAGGACAACGAAAACACCGTGGATGCGTGGGTGGCCGTCATCATCGGCGCAACGGTCAGCATTGGCGCATTTCTGCTGGTGCTGAAATGGGGCGCTATCATGTCCGCAGCCACAAAGGCCATCAAGGGCGTAAGAGCGGCCATCCTGCTATTTAATGCAGCACTCAAAGCAAACCCCATCGGCTTTGTGATAAGCCTGCTGGCGGGGCTTGTGGCGGCTTTCGTGTATCTTTGGAACAACAACAAAGGATTCCGGCAGTTCTGGCTTGATATGTGGGCGAAAATCAAGAGCGCCACCGGGACAGCGGTCAAGTGGATCAAGGATAAATTCGGAGATTTCAAATCAGCGCTGAAAACCGTTCGTGATACCTTTGGCAAGATCAAGGACACAATCAGCGACAAGATAGACGGTGCAAAGGAATCTGTGCGCAAGGCCATTAGCAAAATCAAGAACCTGTTTGATTTTTCATGGAGCCTGCCGAAGCTGAAAGTGCCGAAAATCACGGTCAGCGCAGGTAAAGCGCCCTATGGCATCGCAGGCAAGGGCAAGCTGCCCTCCTTTAATGTGAAATGGAATGCAGAGGGCGCTATATTCTCCAAGCCCACCATATTCAACACGGCCCAGGGCTTGCAGGGCGTGGGCGAATCCGGCGCGGAAGCCATAGCGCCCATTGACAAGCTGATGGGCTATGTGCAAGCGGCTGTGCGCAGCGAAATGCAACACGTGCCCAACACGCAAAACGTGTTAGATCTTCTAACGCGCATTCTTGCGGCGCTGGAAAAGCAATCGGCCATGCAGGTGCGGCTTGACGGCGGGGCGCTGGTGGGTGAACTGATCCCGGCCATTGATGGACGGCTTGCAGATAGATGGAACCATGCAAAAAGGGGCGGCTGATTAGCTGCCCCTTTCAATCCATTATAGTTAGCACCACACATTGACTACAATGGACAAAATAAAGGAAGTGACCCGGAATGAGCAACACAATATTTAGGCTGTTTGGCGAAATTGCCATAAGGAACGACAAGGCCAACAAGGCCATAAGCAACACCAACAGCATGGCATCCAAGCTGCAAAAGGGAATGCAGACCGCATTTACCAACGTGGGCAAGGCAGCGGTGACCTGCGGCAAGGTGGTGGCCAGCGGCTTGGCGGTGGGTGCTGCTGCCATGGGTGCGCTGATGAAAGCAACCATTGGAGAATATGCCAATTATGAGCAGCTTGTGGGTGGCGTGGAAACACTTTTCGGCGCTGGCGGTAAATCCCTGGAAGAATATGCGGAATCAGTAGGTAAAAGCGTTGAAGAAGCATCCGGCGAATATGAAAAGCTGATGGCTGCCCAAGATGCGGTTTTCAAAAACGCAAACAAAGCCCATAAAACAGCGGGCTTGTCTGCCAATGCGTACATGGAAACTGTGACCAGCTTTTCCGCAAGCCTGATAAACAGCCTGGGCGGGGATACTGCTGCTGCCGCTGAAATGGCAAACATAGCCATTGAGGATATGGCCGATAACGCCAATACATTCGGCATGGATATAACCCGCATACAGGATGCGTACAAAAATTTTGCCAGAGGTCAGTTTCAGCTTCTTGACAATTTAAGCCTTGGTTATAACGGTTCACAAGAAGAAATGGCCCGGCTTATCAATGACAGCGGCGTAATGGGAAAAAACTTCATCGCCACGGCTGAAAATGTGAAAGATATATCTTTCGCAAAGATCATTGAAGCTATCCACGTTGTTCAAACTGAAATGGGCATTGCAGGCAAAACGTCAGAAGAAGCATCCAAGACCATTTCTGGCAGCTTTTCCACGTTCAAGGCTACATGGTCAAATCTGCTCACGGGGCTTGCGAATGAAGAGAACATCGAACCGCTGATTGATACCTTCTTCGAAGCTGGGCAAACCGTGCTGCGGAATGTGGGCAAGGTGATACCGAAAATCAAGGATAACGTGGTGGATGCTGTGCGGCACATCGGCGTAAAGGTACGGGAAGGAATGTCGCAAACCGTGTGGCCCGCCATTCAGAAGTTTGCAAAAATCCATATAGGGATTGATTTGCCAGACTGGGAAACGATTGAAGGACAAGTATCTGCTTGGGCCGAAAGCACTTTGAAGCCAGCGCTGGAAAATGCAAAAACCTTCTTTACAGACATTCAAGCAGGGCTGCAATCGGTGTACAACTGGATAACGGAAAATCAAGGCGTTGTTAACGCCTTTTTTGTTGGCATTGCAGGTGCACTTCTAATCATGAATGCGCCCATCGCGTTGCTTATTGCTGCCCTTGCTCTTGTGGCCGCGAACTGGGAAACGATCAAAACGGTTGTTACAAATGCAGTAGCAGCCGTGAATGATTTCTTCACTCAAACCATTCCAGATGCGTGGAAGAACATGGTAAAAGAGGTAAAAGAATGGTGGGGCGACAAAGTTGAAAC